ATGTCTTTTGCCAAGCTTGCTAAAGATCTTGGACTCGAGGTCTTGGACCTGAAAGAGATCCAGCAGTGGGTTTCTGAGTTTGCTTATCAAGGCTTTGATGCAAACCGAGTAGTTGAACTCGTGCAAGAGAGGGCCAAGGGGAGAAAGTGGCAAGAGGATGTGAAAAGGATGATAATTCTTGCTTTGACGAGGGGCAATAAGCCTGACAAAATGAGGAAGAAGATGTCCCCAGAGGGTATTGCTGTTCTGGATGATCTGGTCAAAACTTACCAGCTAAAGTCATCATCTCCAGGAAGGGATGATCTAACTCTGGCTAGGATTGCTGCTGCCTTTGCTCCTTGGACATGTCAAGCCACAGAGGCCGTTGAGAACTATATGCCTGTTAATGGAGCAGCAATGGATGAGCTGAGCAAGAACTACCCCAGACCCATGATGCATCCTGCTTTTGCAGGACTGATTGACCCATCCCTCAAGCCTCAGCAGCTAGACATTGTTGTTAAGGCTCACTCATTGTTCCTTCTTAGGTTCTCCAAGGTGATAAATGTTAATCTCCGAGGGAAGCCTAAACACGATGTCGAACTGAGCTTCAAACAACCCCTAACAGCTGCTGTGAACAGCAACTTTCTTACTGGGGAGGAAAGGAGGGAGATTCTCATCAAGCTGAAGATTGTTGATAGGAATGGTGAGGCCACCACAAATGTGGTGAGGGCTGCTGAAGCTTATGACCTAGAGTCATAGGCTGCCAGGGGAGAAGGGAAGGGCAAGGGTCGGGGAAAAGGGGGTTGGGGTGGGGTTCAGGGAGGGTTTTGGGGAGGGAACTCAAGGGGTGGGTGGGGGGCTGGGCAGCGCAGCTGTCTCCTTCAGTAGTTCCTCCATTATTGGATCTCTGTCTCCAGTGGCTTCACCCATTGCTGTTAGAATCAATTCTGTGGAGGGTGAGAGCTGAGTCCCCATGCTTCTTTCCATTAAAGCAGCTTTCATCATCTTGACACACTGGATGTGGCATATTTCCTTAACAATGTCATTCCCTGTAAACAAGTTAAGATCTAAATCCATCCTCTGAGCAATGGATAGCACATTGCTGTATACTTTAGGGAATGCACAGCACAGACAATCATAACCTGAGGCATTTAATAGATCAGAGGCCAACATTGATCTCTGTATCCACGATCTTCTAGTGCCTCTGTTGTAATAATGTCTGAAGAACCCTAAGCTTGGCCTTCCGAGTGGCCAAGAAATGGCTTCCAACATGTACTCCTCATTGGCACTAGATATTGACTCCTCTGTCTGACAAGCAAGGAACTCGAAGATCCCTTCTGGTTCGGGTGGTGACACTGGCACTTGGCTATCAGCCTCTGATGAGATTCTAAGAGGAAGAAATCCCCTATCAAAGAACTCATTGAATCTTGCCCTGCTGACCAGATCCACTTGGTAATGCTTAATAGGAAACTCCATACCATAGTAGTTGGCAACAGGCCACTCAATATAACTAAGACTAGCTCTAAAGTGTACAGAAGCTCTGCCTCCAGTTCTCCTGACAAATGGCATATCATGAATGTAGTAGTTCTCCAT